CAAACAGAGCTAATGAATCTTCAAGCAATACAAAAATTCAAGAAGATTCTAAAAACGAAGATAAAAAATTAAAAGCAGCAGCTAAGAAAGAGTCGAAGAATGCTAAGTAGTGAAGATAGATTTAATATTATCAAGCAATCAATTGCAGGACAAATAGAAGGTCCAGCATATGAGGCTATACAAGCTGCTGAGCAAGAGTCTTTGCAAGCTAATACAGAAGAAGCGCCCCAGTCTGAACAACAAACTCAAATACCGCAGACCCCTGTGGGCCCTCCTCCTGCTCAAACTATACCACGAGTGTACGACCAACTAGGATCTTTAATTGAACCCGGCTCAACAGGAGTAGGTTTAAATCAGATGGCTGGTACAAGTCCTGGTCAAACTATACAGCCTGGTGAATATAAAACAGGTGGAAAAAAGCCCCCATCTACCGCAGATAAAGCCAGAAAGTTTAGAATGATGCGCCCTGCACAAGGTGAGTATTTTGAAGGTCAAAAAGAAAACTCGCATTCTACGCATTTAGCAACAACGTATGAAGCTGATGGAAAATATTATGTTGTGCCTTCTATAACAAATAAAAAAGCTCCTTATGCAAATTACCAGCCGCAGTCTTTTAGAGAGGCGATGGATGCTGGAGAAGGTATACAGTTTGATACTGAAAAAGAGGCAATAAAATTTGCAGAAGGCAGCTGGAAACTACCTAAGTATCCTAGACCTGAATATAAAACAGGTGGACCAACTGATCCTCCAAAATATTTTACTCCTGGTCAAATAGAGCAAGGTAAAATACCTAATTTACTTCATCTTGAAGGAGATCTTAATACATTTATTGGTAATCCTAAACATGAAAGGGTAGATCCTAAAAATACAAAAGCTTACAAAGATTTTGAGAAAGGAAGAGAAGCAATAGGAAAGAAAAAACAAAAACTTGTAGATAGTCTTAATGAACGTTATGAAAAGAATTTTGAGTATTCAGATCTGACTCAAGCAGAACGAGATAAATTTGAAAACTATAATAAAGAGATTAACGCTTTTGAAAATTCAGAATTAGCTAAAAAAGTAAATAAGGAAGGAAAATGGTTTGACGAAAAGGCAGATCCTTTAAGGCATGTGTACACTTCTGCTGTAACATCAAAAAATATATCAGATAAAATAAAAAACATTCCATATTTAGGAAAAGTTGCAGACTTTACTGGTGCTGATGATGCTATTGGAATGGTAGGATCTAATGTGTTAGGTGCAGGGCATGAACTAGCTGCTTGGGGGAATGCTTTAAGCAAAAATAAAGGATTTTTAGCAAACTTGAAAGAGTCAGGGCAGGATATGTATAACAATTTTCTAGGATCATATATTGGAGTAACTTCAGATAATAAAGAAGAAATAGAAAAGAAAACTACAAATTATGTTAAAAGTGGGTATACTGCAGCAGGAAAGGTTTCTGGGGACAGTGTATATAAAACAGGTGGACCAAAATCTAAAGCTCCTAAACCTTTAACAGAGTCAGATGCTAAGCTAGAAAAAGAGTGGCCATTAATGTTACAAAAGCAAAGATTTGTTGAGTCTGGTTTTAATACTAATGCTAAAAGCAGTAAAGGGGCTACTGGTTCTGCGCAAATAATGCCAGACACATTAGACTATGCAAAAATGAAAGGCTGGGTGCCTGAAACAATTAGCATGAAAGATCTTACCGGAGCAGAAGGGTATTCTATATCTAAGCACATCCAAGAGAAATATATGGATAATCTATTTAACAGGTCTTGGAACAAAGGTACAAACGAAGCTAAAAAAGCAAAAGCTTTACTAGCTTATAACTGGGGACCAGAAAACACTAGAGTTAAATTAAATAAATTAATAGACCAAGGAGTTAATGTTTGGGATAACACAGATTTTACTAAATATTTTAATGAAGAGTCTAGGCAATATAAAGGTAAGATATTAGACGACCTTACTACTAAAAAAGATCCTTACGTGCAACGAGATTATAAGAAATTAAAAGATCTTAGCCCGTTATTAAGAATGCATGGAGGCCCTAAAGTGCTATATAATAATAAAAAATTAAAAAAGTAAGTAATGTGTAAAAGTATTACTTATATTATTTATTTTTGTTAACATAAAACCAAGAATATGAGTGAAGAACACGATGAAATTGCGCTAGACGACATCACTATAGACGATGTTGTTTCTGCAGAAGAGTCAGACAATTTAACTGATGGGTTAGATTTACCTGAAGAAGAGACTGCAGAGCCTGAAGAAAACTCTTTAGAAGATCTTGTACCAGACGAAGATTTAGAAGAATCTGAAGAAGTAGAAGAAGACGAAGAAGAGCTAGAAGGCGAAGAAGAAGAAGAAACAGAAGATGACGAAGATACAGATCCAACTGTAGTTTCTGAAGTTCTTGAACAACTAGGGTATGAGCCTGATGGAGAGTATGAAGATACACCAGAAGGGCTTGCAGCAATGACAAAAGATATTGCTTCCCAGATAGCTGATGAAAGAATTGATAATGTTTTAGAAAACTTCCCATTAGTGAAACAACACTTAGAGTACGTACTTCAAGGTGGAGAGTCACAAAATTTTATGGAAGCTCATGACCCTAATATGGATTATGAAAAATTTAATTTAAAAGAAGATGATGCTGCATCGCAGAAAGTTATTCTTTCAAATTATTTTCAATTAAAAGGGCATGATAAAGATTTTATAGATGAATTACTAGAGGATTATGAAGATACTGGTAAACTTTATAAAAAAGCTGGCGCAGCAAAACAAGCTTTAGGTAAATACCAAGAGCAAGAGCGTCAAGAGATGTACGAGCAACAACGTCAACAAAATATTGAGTCTCAAAAAGCTCAACAAGAGTTTTGGGATGGAGTTGCAGGGACGATTGAGAATGCACAGGATTTTGCTGGGATTAATATTCCGCAAAAAGATAAAAGTAAGTTTTTTAACTACATATCAAAACCTGTAAATAGTGAAGGGCATACTCAACGAGATTTAGATCACTCAGGAGCTGACATGGATGTCAAGCTGGCGATTGATTATTTAATGTACAAAGGGTTTGACATTAATAGTTTAGTAGACAAAAAAGCTAAAACCCAAAGTACAAGATCATTGAGAGATAAGCTTTCAGGTAGACAAGAAACTATCAAGAGCGCTAAAAAAGCTACAAGACGAACAAAAAGCGTAAATGTAGATGATTTAGATCTTTCATTTTAAAAACGGCAATATTTAAACTTTGCATATAAATTAATTGAAAATGGCAGTAAACGGAAACAACATCAGTGTTAGAAAATCTTTCTACAATGATTCGCAAATGACTGATATGAACAGTCTTGCAAATGCTATGATGTCTAAGCCAACTGAATTGTCACCGATAATAACACACCTAGCTGGTAAAGAAGATAAGCGTTTTCCGCTTTCATTTTTAACTGAAGGTGTAGGTAATGTTAAATCTATTGATAGATTAGAATATGAATATCGTGTGAAGACTCACAGGTTGACTACTAGACCTTTAGCAGCAGCGCATGCCGCTGGAACAAACTTTTATTTAGAATTTGCTGATAAGTGGTTTATTAAAGACTACGTATTAGTAAATCAACACGGAGAACAAGTTAGAATTATGTCAGCTCCAGAAGCTTCAGGTTCTACTTATAAATACCAAGTTCAAATGGTAAATCCAGATCCATCAGCTACAGTTACAGCAGGTGTAATTGGAGATCTTTGGGCTCAAATGTACGCTCCAGTAGGAGTTGATTTCTCTCGTGGGAATGCGTCTAACTGGGAAGTACCTGGTAAAGTACGTAACAAGATTGGTACTATTCGTAAATCATACCACATGTCTGGTAATGCTAAAGATTTTGTAGCTGAATTTACACTTCCTAAAAGAGGTGGCGGTTCTACAAAGCTTTGGATGGATTACGAAGAATACACTCACATGCTTAACTTTAAAGAAGAGTGTGAAATGTATTACTGGTACGGTCAAAAGACTTACGATTCTTCAGGAAAGTCTACTATGAAAGATGAAAATGGACAACCAGTTCTTGTTGGTC